CTGCTCTTTTCCATCTTTGAATACACCCCAGTCAAACGGATCACCTTCTTCGTGTGCAAAGGCAATGTCAACCAGTTCTTCGAGCGTTATTTTAGCCATCCAATTTTCTCATTGTTTTGTTTGCGTCTTTCGTGTTCTTCTACAGAACCAGGAAAGCGCCATGCCCAAATTGCCACAAGGCACATAAAGGCTGCTGTGTATATTATACCACGAACTGGTACTGCTGTCAACCACATGATAATCAAACTAGTCGACATCATGGCTAACATAAAGTATTTCATCTTTGTAGGAAATACACGCTTCTGTCCCCAATTGGTTAAGAATGGTCCAAACAACTTATGATTCATAATCCAATTATGCATACGCTCACTGCCCTTGCTGAAGCAGTAGGCAGCAAATACCACAAATATACTATATGGAATGCCCGGAGTTATTACTCCAATGTAGGCCATACCTAAACTTAAAAATCCTAAACAATTCCAAAAAAACTTTTTCATGTTTTTGATGGCCTCCATATGCTCGACAAAGATCCATTTCCTGGTACACTGTATCCACTTTTCCAAGATTGATTAGCAGTTCCGCCGCTAGGATTATTAGCATTCTTGGCAGCATCACTTTGATTGCCGCCTACAAAAGTATACTTACTGCCGTTGGCTGTATAGATAAAATTTACGTGACTATAACTCCACAGACAAATATCCCCAGGCTGACCAGCACCTAATGGTACTGATGTTACTTTATATTGCGCGGCCCTGCTTTGAATGTCATTTGCTCTAGCTGTCTGTACAAATCTATATCCAGTGTTTAATAAAACCCAATTCACAAATCCCATACACCAAGCAGTTTGGTCGGACAACCAAGCGCCTGTTTGTGGAAATCCCAACTCTTTCCATATATTGATAATTTTTGGATTACTTGGTCTACCACCCATACCAGTTTCACTCCACGCTCCCCTGCTAGATTCTGCTAGAACATTAGATAAGAACGAGGGAATATCAGAAGCAGGGGGTGTAGGATTAAGCACACTATCAGCTGCTCCGCCGCCATCGGTACCGCCGCCTTCGACTGCTCCACCACCGCCAGCTGATCCTGCATTAGGAGTTCCGGGAAAGTTTTCCTTTACCTGATTGTTTGTAACAGCAGGATTTTGTCTAGAGGCAGAAGGATTTAAAATATATTCCTGTGTTTGTCTATTAACTTCTGCTTGTTGAGCCGCTGAAATAGTAACACGAGGTACCGTAAATGCAGCACCAGTACCTGCACCTACAGAAATTGTTGGGATAACTATGCTACCGGGAGAATCCCCAATAAACACTGTAGGACTACCTTCTACAAGAGGCTCGTCGTTACTGTCTTTGTCTCCGACCCTTGATGCCTGTGGCATTACGCTCTCCCAGACATAGCAATGCCTGTAGTACCTTGCATATATTGATTGGAAAATTCAGAGTCTGTTACTTCGACTACTGTTACTGTTGCTTTGGTTAGTTTTACTTCCTTGCTCGGATTCACTGTAAACAAATAAGGCATCATACCAATACCTTGTTGAGTCATGCTAAGAACCATTGGTTTATGTAACTTGTAATGAGTTGCAGTTTCTTCAACTAATTTTGCAATTAGTTCTTCTCCACTTGTTAGTTTTAGTGTAATGACTTCACCTGCGCTTACGCCTTTGTCGATTAACATTTTAGTTTCCTTTTTAGTATCCAGTACCGTTGAATCCGGTTTCGTCAATATATTTTCTTAATTCTGTAAAGCCACCAATTACATTACCATTGATAACAATTTGAGGTACTGTTCTAGCAGTAGGAATTGCTTCTAACAATTCTTCTTTGGTGTATCCATCTCCAATTTTTTTCTCTTCGAATGGAACTCTTTGTTGTGTTAATAATGCCTTTGCTTGGTCGCAATAGGGGCAATGGTACTTTGACCATACAATAACTGTCATTTTATTTCCTTTTGTCCTAATAGGTTCATCATTGTGCGTACATGAACGCGATCTTTTTCTTTTTCATCTTCGGGCAATTGATCATAGGCCACGTGTTGTGCCGCATTATAATCTGCCTTAGGGTTACGCTTCATCCATTCAACGTGAATGTACTCTGCGGCCTTTTCGATATCATCTGGGAATTTCTTTACAGCCTGTTCTGCAGCCAACCCTGCGGCTAGATTTTCTTTTTGCCAATCTGGATGCAGTTTGTTGAAAGGAACATTAATGTCACCTTCTGTACCATCACTGTTTTTCTTAATGCGTGGCTTGGTTCCAGTTGGGTCAAAGTTTTTTCTCCATTCTTCATGAGCCGCGCTGGCAAATTGATGTACAGCGTTTTCTAATAATGCATCGGTTTCGATAATGTTGATGTATTCTCTTAGTGTTTTCATAATTAACTTGAATATATTACTCTGCCGGTTTTATCTAAAACTCTAACCATAATTGCACCTTTAGCCTTTTTAGCCAATGCCATAGCAATTGCTTGACTCTCGGTAGAACCACCGCCTAACGAATTCCACGATTCAAAAGGGCTTTTAGTTTTAAATTGTACCTTATACATAATTAGTCTCAGATGGCTGGTAGCTCATCATAATTTAGATAATCACCCATTACGCCAATGACATAATTAGTACTTTCGTTTTCTTGCAATGCAGTTTGTTTTTTGCTGGTATCCACATGTTTATTAAACCAAGGAATGGGAGTACTCTTTGGTGCAGGACTTTGATATTTAATACCTATTTCCTTTAAAGCATTGACTGCTGTATAGTCAACAAAATCTTTCAAAATGTTTGCATTCAATCCAATCACCGGTCCCAATTTAAACAAATAAGTTGCCCATTCTTTTTCTTCACGAATAACATCCATGTACAGTTGGTAGACTTCTGCTTCACATTCAATTTTAGCCTGCGCAAAGCGAGGATCTTCTTTAACCACTTGATTTATTAAGAAAGCAGTCCAACCTTTGTGTAACAACTCATCCTGTAGAATCAAACTAATAATATTACCATTGCCGATAAAGATTTTATTCTCTACCATGGCCAAACTTGTAGCAAAGCTAACCATGAAGCGGAAGGCTTCTAGTGCATAGCTGGCGTTCAGTGCCATCCAAATTGCTCTAATGTGCGCTTCTTCATTAACTGATCCGTCTATTTCTTTCATGCAGTTAATTCTATGCAACTCGTCATAATACTTGCCTACACTCGACGCCATGTCTACAATTTCCTTAGTGTCATGAATAGTATTGAATACATCTTTGGGTACATTGTAGATGTTGCGAATAATATGACTGTAGCTGCGACTGTGAATGTTAGTTTCGAAGAATGTCCAGTTATAGATAAGAGCTTCTAACTCTGGCAAGCTACATACTGGGGAAAACACCTGACTCGGACCACGACCTTGTAGGCTGTCCAATGCTGTCTGACGTAACAAATTACTTGTAAAGATATGCTTGACAGCATCGCTGGCATCTTTAAAGTCATTTGCATCTTTACTTAGACTAATTTCTTCTGGAACCCAAAAGAACCCCCTTGCTGTCTTTTCAAAGTCTGCAATCTTGTTGTACTTGACTTCTTCAAAGCGTTGAATAGTAACTGGCCCTGCCGGGTCCAAGAACATTTTACGGTTTGCGTAGTCTGTTTTTGTTTTTAAATTGTATTGTTGTCTGCTCATTTTAGATAGTCCACATGAGCAACTGCTCTCCACAATTCCAATTTTGGTGGTTCACCATTTGATGGTTCCCTATAATTAACTCTAACTTCAACACTGTCGCCGTGTAACTCTGCCATTAAAGAATTTATTAATTCTAATGATTCTTTTATGTTTTCTATTTTTTGTCCAATGATATCTATTGTCATAATTTACATGCCTCGCAATCGTCTTCTAGTTCGTCAAAATGGAATCCATTTACTTGAACTCCGTTTAATTGTGTTTGTTCGGGAGTAGGCTCAGCTGCCATTTTACTACCTGCTTTGTTAATCAAACTGTAGTAGAATGTTTTCAGTCCCCAAACGTGTGCCTGCATCAAATTCTTAGCAATTAAAGTTGTTGGTACTTTACGGTCTGGAAAGTGTGCTGGATTATAGAATGTGTTTGTACTAATGCTTTGATCAACATAGGCGGCTAACACTGCCGCAGTTTTAATGTAGCCATCGCAATCTTTTTGTTCCCACATTAATTGGTACTTGTTCTTTAACTTGTGATACTCAGGTACAACTTGTGTAAATGATCCTGCTTTACTTTCTTTAGTACTGATTAAGCTCATAGGCATTTCTATGCCATTAGTGCTGTTTATAACAACACTCGAACTCTCAACAGGAGCAATGGCCATTAAGGTTGCATTGCGTACTCCATACTGTTTCATATTTGTACGGAGTGTTTCCCAATCTAGTTCTGGATTAAAGTTGGCAAGATCATTTACACCCTTTGCACGTAATTCCCAAGGAAATACTCCTCGACCGTAGCGTGTCTTATGACTGTCTAAGCAAGGGCCACGTTCCTTGGCTAATTCTACAGTGGCTTCTGTCAAGTAATAGGCTTGATGTTCCATCCAACTCTTTACATCTTGTAGAGCATCTTTTTCACCATACTTCAATCCACGCTTGGCGTGCCAGTAGGCTAGATTAGTAACACCTATTCCCAATGGCTGTATCTCGTCATTACTCAACTTACTCTGTATTGACAAGAAATCTTGGTAATCAAGAATGTTACACAGGCTACGTTGTAGAATCCTACAGGCTCTACGCATATCCTCTGGGTTCCGGAACGCTCCCCAGTTGATAGATCCCAGTGTACATAACGCTATGCGTCCACTATCATCGTCCAGACGCTTAAAGGGACGGGTGGGTAATAGAATCTCACAACACAAGTTACTTTGATAAATCGTGTGATACTCGGGATCAAAAGGCCCTTGGCTCATTACATTATCAATGAATACAAGATATATCCGACCAGTGTCTGTGCGTTCCTTCAGTATACCACTCTTGAATACCTCTTCGGCGCTCATGGACTTTTTACGCAGTCCCTTGGTGCGCTCATACTTTACATATAGCTCTTCAAATTTTTCTGTATCGCTGTAGAAAGCTTCATACAAATCTGGAACTTCATTTGGATCAAAGAAAGTTATTTGTTCTTTGTTTTTAAATCTTCTCCAGAAGAAAGCACTAAGCACAACCCCATAATCCATATGACGGACTCGGGTTTCTTCGGTTCCTTGGTTGTTCTTAAGTACAATAAGATCATCAAACTGATGATGCCAAATAGGATAGAATACAGTAGCACTTGCATTACGAATACCTCCCTGTGAACATGATCGTAAATCACCAAACCATTTTTTCAGGAAAGGTATCATACCTGTGTGCATGATCTCACCACCACGGATGGGACTGCCCAGTGGTCGCAGTCGACCAATCTCTAAGCCAATGCCTGCACGTTTGCTGGCATATTTGGCCATCATTTCACCTGAAGCGAATATACTATCCAAGTCATCATCGCTACGAATAAGAACGCAGGATGAAAATTGCTTAGTGGGAGTGCCAAGGCCAGCAAGCACAGGAGTGGCCAACGTAAAGAGTCCATCACTTGC